CGCATCTCAGTGGGAGGCATCCAGGATACACGGAACCTGCCGTTTGGATCAGGGGTGAAAGCCACCTCTTTGTCTATCTCCTTCCACAAGAAGTTACCCCGTACCACTGGGTTAGGGTACAGGTCTTCGTTGCTGTCGATCTGCTGGTAGATCTTACCGATGTTGAAGATGCTACCCTCGACACTGTCGCGGAAAGCTTCTTCTTCTGTGAAGGGGAATTGGCGCACCACCTCGTTGAGCTCTGAGGCGTCAGACTTTAGCGAGTCTCTCTCGTTCCTTAGGTATCTCTTAGATCCCTGAGAAATGCTATCACCATCAATACCAGGCACATCAGTGTCAGGATCTTCAGTGACTGGATTTCCGTACTGGTCAAAAAAACCTTCGAGAGCTTCATACGCAGGAATAAAGATACGGTAGAGGCCACTCTTGGTTCTGCCGTTGGCGTTGCGCTCTTGAGGATCGCTGTCCTCCCACAGGGCTTTGTACTCCTTACCGCCCTTGTCCATGGGGTTCACAGTAGAACCCACCAGAGCCTTTCCCACAATCTTCCTACCCACAATAAGACACGTGCGCTCAATGCGCCAAGCCTCCCTAATATCGACAGGCTTCTCCCACTTGCCTGCCTCATCGAGATACAGCATGTGGAGCTTCTCACCATCGTATGCGTTGTTGGTGGTGTTCTTCCAGTTGATTATCGTATTAAGCGCGTCGCCCTTCTGCGAAGTCTTATTCTTCTTCGTGATTCTCTTACTCGGCTCGCGAAAAGCCAGCTCCATGCGCGGATTGGTCGTTCCATCTTGAATAGGTTTAAAGAAGAAGGGATACGATTTAAAAATCGGAACAACCTTCTTCATGAATATATTCTCCTGGGAGTCCTTACCCGTCTTGGACTGTATCCCTAGGAGCTTGTCTTTAACTTGCGTAGCTTCATCCACAAGTACAGAACTACAGACATTAGTGTACCCAGAGCGGCGACACTTAGTATAAAGCTGACCGATACAACGGGGGTCAGCTTCGCACGCAGCCATGTGGAGAAAGATCTCACGCTGGAAGGAAAGATACGAAGGAAATCCGATATCGATTTTTGACCACTGGAGGAACATGTAGTGTCGCCCTGTGATGTACGTAGGGACGCCATGATTGTAAAACCAAACACCGTTACGCCTGCGCTCAAACTCCTTCTCGATGAAACCAGAAAACTTCCGACGGAACTCGGAAGGCTTCTCGTACCACTCATCCATACTTCGTACCTTCTGCAGTTCTTCGGGCAGAGGAATGCGTCGCCACAGTTGCATAGCCTTTGGCTGGTCATGGAAGAGTATCTCAGATCGCTTTGGTTGTTTCGGGAGGACAACAAGAAGCCCATGGAGTTCAATACTCTTACCCTCTGTACCGTTAGGGTCGACCTTGATCCCCTTATCTTCATATCCATCGACATCGATTAAGACAGACATCAGTAACTCTGACCTAAACTATTCATGCGACCAAGCTTCGGCATCCCTGACTTGGGATCCTTGAGCGTCATATACTCACCACACTCACACTTGATGTCGTGGCGCACAGCTCCGTCGACGAACTTGATGGAGACTCCGCTGCGGGAATCTTCCTTTCCGCAGCCACAGATGTAATTAGCCATGTTGATTTAATTTGTACGCCCGACAGGATTCGAACCTGTGACCGTCTGCTTAGAAGGCAGATGCTCTATCCAACTGAGCTACGAGCGCATTTAATTACTTCTCGTTCCAGGCTTCCTCCCAGAACCTGAAGTCAGGTTTGTTTCTCTCAAGGACGATGTCCTTCCAATCACTTGGAGAACCTTTCGGCGAATCCTCCTGAGTAGTCTTTGTCTTCTTCGATCTTTCCATTCTCGCTTAGTTCTTTGATCATTTGCTCAAGCTTCTGTCGCTCGATGATTAGCTCCTTGCAGTCTACGGCTGTTTGCTTGACGGCCTGCAGCTCAGCTTTGCGGGCTGAGCCTCCAGCCTCTGGGTCTACTGGCTTCTTGACTTCCTCGATCATGTTGTTGATGGCAACAGCCATACTGTCCATGAGTCGTGATGAGGCGTCAAGCGTTGTGAACTTCTTCCGTGACAAAGTTTACGTATAGTGGGGTTTTCTCTCCAAGGTACGCACTGACTACGTTGTATTCCAAAAATTCAACCGCGTCATCATGCTCCATACCCTCGTTAACTAGGACTTCGATCATACGCTGAATATCGTACACAGCCACGACGTTGGCGCCGTAGGTGCAACCTACCAAGGCGGCATCGAATCCGTCAGCAGTGAGGCACTCCTCCTCTGCCAATACTTCCATGAGGTGCTCCTTGTCAATCATTCCTCTACATATAAGAAGTCCTGGGCACGAGTGCGGTAGTATTCCTTGCCGTCGATCTTGAGTCGGTAGTCCATGTTCTTAGGGAAGCCCACTACGTCTCCGACCTTGAGCCCCATCTCCTCGATCCACGGAGCTGTGAATGCAACACGGCCTGTACGAACGGGAGACTCCTCCAGCTTGACGACTTCAATCAGGTCGCTCTGCTCTCCTGGCTCACCTTCGTCCACTGGCTCAAGCAAGCCCCAACCACCAAGCGGTACGATATCCCCGTCTGCATTCTTGTAGGCAATGGCTTGGGATTCGGTTGCTGTCTCTGGGTGGTAGTGAACCAAGTAGTGATCGTCCTCTCCAGTCAGGGTCTGACCTCCGTTGATTACCACGAGGTGGTGGAAGTACAGGGTGTCGCCTGGCTGCGCCCCGCTATCGTACTTGGCTGGTACTGAGATGATTGGCCCCTCTGTTACTCTGTGTTGAAACTCATTGAACTTCGTGTCAACGTACAGCTCGACACCGTTGTCCAGCGTCATCTTGTCGTTGAGCCTTTTCTTCAGCTCGACGACAAACTTCTTCAGTGATCTCATATTAAAAGTTTAAATCAAATTCAAGGATGCAGGGCATGTCGTCAATCGCCTTCCACAGCAATGTACCCTCATCCGTTTCAATGTACACAAGATACCGCTTCTTGTTGTATTTCACAAGAGCACGCTCATCTTCCAAGATGGCAGACACCTTACCTCCCCCAGCTCTCATCCCTACGTAATATGCCATAGCGTCCTTGGGGTCGCGGCCTATGATGATCTTTCTGATAAGACCTTCATCCATAACTAAAGTCTTTTAAATTCAGTTCAAAGATATGTCAAGGCCGTCTAACAAGTCTCCAAGGTCTGGTCCCTGTGACTCGTATGCCTCGTCCATGATTCCCTTCATGATCTCATACTCCTCGTCGCTGTCGATGTTAAAGCTGTACATGGATCTCATGTTCACGCTCCCATGCGTATCTCCTGCGTCAGCGATGTCTGTGAGGTCAGCCTCGTCCATTACGCCGATAAACATAGCGGCCATCACTCTGTGTGACATACCGTTTTTCTCTACGAGGTCTTCGATCTCTTTGATCAGGTGGTAGACCTCAGCAATGAATTTCATGTCTTTCTCTTCCATGGCTCTATCTTTGTCTTAAAGATACAAATTTAATCATGCCCAAATCCAAGGTCCGTAAGACCAGGTTGTTCAGGGAGTTTTCACGTATGGACAGCAGGTACGTGAAAAGAAACTACCTCAAGTACTACAGGTCTGTCAAGCTAGAGTTCTGTGACAGCAAAGATATTTCAAGCAGCCACCTAGACTTTCTTGTGTGGGCATACGACCTAGAGTTCTTCACCAAGGACTTTGCGTCAGAGGACTACGACATGTCAAAGAAGAAGCTGGGTGAGAGAGTGCTCTACCCGCTCATGAACATGGGGTTTATCTACAAGCACTTCGACAGGCTGACCCCCAGTCAGACTGCGGAGGATCATTTGTTTCGTGACGAGACCAAGATGAACTACCGAGTGAGATATGCTATAACGCAAAAAGCCCGCTTGTTAGTGCAGGCTTTTTACAGGGAGTTAGAAAGCTGATCAGGTCAGAGCGTCGATGTCGTCGAAGCCTCCTTGAGAGTCTTGCACGTTACCGCCGTCAAGTCTGACTCTGCTCACAAAGGCATTCAGCAGGGCTTGCTCTGTGCTGTGAGCCACATCGAGTGCAGCCACTTCAGTCTCCAAGCAAGAGTTCTTCTCGATCGTACCACCGTTCTGAATCAGCCTTTCTTGGAAGGCGATCACGATGGCTCTGTCGTCAGGGTGAGCTGCTGTGAGGTCTCTGATCTCTGTTGCCAGGCACGCACTGTTCTCTACAGTACCTCCGTTCTGAATGACCCTCGTGGCAAACTTAGACCTGAGGGATTCAAAGCGAGAGACTACTGTCGCTGTTGATGATGTGGTTAGACCTAGACCAAAGAACATTACTCTTCGTCGTCAGATGGTTCAGGGAAAAGCTCTGGGTGCAGCTCTTTGGCTTTGGCGATGTACTCAGCGTTGGCAGAGGAAGAGCCGAAGGTGTGAACACCAAGGCCAGCGATCCACACCAGCTGGCTGTCCCAGCTCTCATCAGGCTCACCATCCCACA